CTTGTTTCTCGTTGGCATATTGAAAACGACCAAGACGCTGATTGGGCGGTTCAGAAGATTCAAAAAGCCAAGGCTGAGCTTGACCGTTGGCGGCGGTATTATGAGGGATTGATTGAAAAGGTTGAAAGCAACACAGAAAGAACCGTTGAGTTCTTCACAGAACGGTTGAAAGAATATTTCGATACGGTTCCTCACAAGGAAACGAAAACAACGGAAAAATATCCGTTGCCTTCGGGAGATTTGATTTTGAAGAAGCCTAAAACGGTTTGGAACCATGACGATGGCGAATTGCTCGATTGGTTGAAGAAAAACGGGTTTTTTGAGTTCGTAAAGGTTACCGAAAAGCCTGATTGGGCAGGATTCAAGAAAAGACTTACAGAGGGTTCTAACGGCGTTATCTGCGAATCTGAGACTGGTCTTGTATGCGATGTGGTTAAATCAGAGTTGTCTGACCCCGATTTTGAGGTGAAGTAATGGGAAAGCTCTTAACGAGAGACGGAGCGGAACGGCTTGCTTATGCGATTGTACGCCGAGCATATGAGGATTATTATATTTCCTGCGTTATGCCCAAGAAATTGCCAAACCGTCCCAAGGTGCTTCACATTGTGAAGGGCAAAAAAACAAAGGAAATAGCAACGGATCATGAATACCATGTTTGGCTCGTTGGTCGGTTAAAGTCGCGTCAATGGATGCGAGACGATGCGGAACGGTTTATTTGGTCGAAATGGTATGATACTTTGATAAATTTGGATCCTGACGGAAAGACAGAACGAGTTAACAGAATATTAAACGAATTGGAGTATAGACGGAAGAACGGATTACCGATGTTCGGTGATGGAACAGAAACGGAGGATGAAGAATGGCTATCCCAGTTTTGATTCTTGGCGAAAGCGGAACGGGAAAGAGCGCGAGCCTGCGGAATTTCAAGAAAAGTGATGTTGCTGTGATTAATGTTGCTGGAAAACCGCTTCCTTTTCGGTCCGAGTTGGGAGCAATTGTTACTGACGATTATGGAAAGATTACCGATGCGCTTATGCGGATGAAAACACCTTCGGCGGTTGTTGATGACGCGCAATATCTGCTTGCTAATGAGTTCATGCGGCGTTCTGGGGAGTTGGGTTATCAGAAGTTTACCGACATGGCTAAAAATTATTGGACGCTGATTGCTAAGACAGTTGCCAAGGATATGCCAGCAGATAAGATCGTCTATTTTCTCAGCCATATTGAACGGGATCAGAACGGAAATGAGAAAGTAAAAACAATTGGAAAATTGTTGGATGAAAAAATCACAGTTGAGGGGCTTTTCACAATCGTTCTGAAAACTCATGTTGAAGATGGGAAATACACGTTCTTCACTCAGAACAGCGGATCAGACACTGTAAAATCTCCTATCGGGATGTTTGAAGATTTGCAGATTGACAACGATTTGAAAATGGTTGATAATATCATCCGTGATTATTACGGAATCACGGCAAAACGGGAAAACAAAGAAGAAAGCAAAAACGAAAAGAAAGAAGGAAAAACGGAATGATTAATTACGGCGGCGAATTTGAAAGCAAAAAAGATGTGGCAGTTTCCAACCTTCCGGCTGGTGCGTATGTCGGGAAAATCCTTGGGGCAAAGGTTGAAACTCAGAACATTGGCGGCAGAGATATTGACAGGCTCATTCTCCAGATGGATGTTACCGAGGGAGAATTTGTCAACCATTACCAGAAGATTTATGAAGCGGCGAAAGGTGGACAGTACCCGGCTAAATATAAGGGCGTTCTGCGGTTGAATATTCCCAAGGCGGGGGATCAGTACGAAGCGATGAACAAGCGGATTCTGCAGGGCGCGGCTTGGGCGTTGGAGCAATCGAACAAGGGTTACCATTGGGATTGGGACGAAAGCAAGCTAAAGGGCCTTTCTGTTGGTTTCTCTGTGCGTGAAGCTGATTACCTGATTGAAGATGCGGACGGAATCAGGACGGGAACAGCGACCGAAATTGTTAGACTTGAAAGCGTTGAGGAAGTCAGGTCTGGGAGCGTAAAGCCCATTAAACGGCGTGAGTTGAAGGAAGAGCAGAAAAGGAAGCTGGAAGAATATAACAAGAAAACGGCTCAAAATTTTACTGCGGTAGAAGTTGACGATGAACTGCCGTTCTAATTGATTCATGGCGGCGGCGGTGCGAAAATGCATTGCCGCCGCTTTTCGGTTTGGAGGGGTGCGCTTGGTTATATTGGAGGATACCAGACAGCAGGAAGGAAAACACAAAAACATCGAAAGTTATTTTTCTAAGGCGGGGATCGCGGTCGAAAGGTGTTGTTTATATGTCGGTGATTACGCGATAGCAAACGACCAGAGCCGCGCTGTGGACACCAAACAAGATGTGCTTGAAATAGCAAAAGACATTATGTCTGCGGATCATGAGCGTTTTAAAAAAGAATGCCAACGGGCAAACGATGCAGGAATAAAACTCCTGATTTTGATTGAGGAAACACTTCCTGACGGAGGTTTGGCAAATTGGAAACCGCCCAAGGATGCAAGAGGAAAAGCGTTGTCAACGGTCAAAGGGAAATCATTGAGAAGGGCAATGCTAACTATGACCGTAAAATATGGCGTTCGGTTTCGGTTTTGCGATGCAAGGCAAACAGGGCGAATAATAGCGGAGTATCTCGCGGAAGGGGTTTTACCGTAATGAAAAAAATAACATTATTTTATCCTGATACGATGGAAGAAAGCGAAGCTGTAAAATATTTGCCTGATGTATTCAATTCGAAACGGCATGATTATAAATCAAAAAAAGCAACAGGAAAAAATAAAGCGTCTGTTTTGCAATTTATGGATGATAGAATAGGGTTGTTCTGGATAGACAAAAGCGGGTATGCTTTAGAATTAAGAGAGGAGTTTTACAAATGATTGACCCAGCAACCGCCATTAAAGAGTCAATATCATGCAGACAATTTGCTGATTATATTGGGCTTTCTGTCAATCGGTCAGGGTTTGCGGTTTGTCCGTTTCACGGAGAGAAAACAGCAAGTTTGAAGATATATCCAGACGGGCGTGGTTGGTGTTGTTTCGGATGCCATAAGGGCGGGGATGTTATCAATTTCGCCAGTTTGTATTATGGTTTGAATTTCAAAGAAACGCTTCAGCGGTTAAACGATGATTTCCACCTTGGGATCATTTCAGAATCAACAGAAACGGCACAAAATAGCGTTCTAACGGCTGTTCAGATTGCGAAAAGGAAAGCGGAAAGGAAAAAGCAAGAGCGGCTAAAATACGCCGTTTCTGCGCGTTATTGGGCGGCTTTTGATAAATGGATTGACAACGAACGAAAAATCACAGATAATGCTCCAAAGTCGTTTGAAGAGGATTTTTCTCCGGCGTTTTGTGCGGCGTTGAATCAGCGGGATATCCTCCGAGAACAGCTAATAGATTTGGAAATGGAGAGAATGAGCAAATGAGCCAAGATAAAACCGTCAGCCAAGAAGCAATTCAAGCGTTCAAAGAAGCTGTTTCATTCTTTGATTATTCTGATTTTGTAGAAGGAACCGAACCGTATGATTTGTTGGATGATTCAGCAGTTACGCCAGAAGCCAGACTTAGGTTTTCACAGATATTGGAAAAACGCGCCCAGCAATGCGGTGTTCCGATACGCATGATTCGCGCCATTATGAAGGAACGAAACGCCGCACAATATAAACCGCAACATGTTGCAGAAACAATCGGTGGTGTGTTTGATTTTGAAGGCCAGCCGATACAGTTGCAATCAGGGAAATACACCCAGCAGAAAGACATGATCTGTATTGAGGATAAGTTCGGTCTTGAAATCGTTTGTCCTCACCCAATCATACCAACAAAAAGATTTATCAACATAGATACAGGAACGGAATCTTTGGAAATCAGTTTTAAACGGGAATATTGGAAATCAATCATTGTTGAGCGTGGAAAATTGGCAAGCGCAAGCACCATTGTCCAGTTAGCTGATCATGGTATAAGCGTAACGAGCGAAAGCTCCCGACAGTTGGTTAAATATATTGCATACATTGACGATCTCAATAGGGATATAATTCCGATTGAACAAATGAGTTCTCATCTTGGGTGGATTAATGAAACGGATTTTGTCCCGTATATTGACGGCGTGGAGTATGACGGACAAGGGCAGTTTTTGCAGATGTTCAAAACGATTCACGAAAAAGGCAAATATCAAAAATGGCTTGATACGGTTTTGCAGATCAGGGCGGCGGGATGCGTCCAAGCTCGTCTGGTAATGGCGGCAAGTTTTGCTTCTGTGTTGTTGGCAAAATTCGATGCTTTGCCGTTCTTTGTCCACCTCTGGTCGGCGCAATCTGGAACAGGTAAAACGGTTACAATGGAATTAGCCGCGAGCATCTGGGCAGACCCAAAGGTTGGCGCGTATTGCAGACCGTTGAAGTCAACCACGGTAGGGCTTGAGCAATTAGCGGTTTTCACTTGCAACCTTCCGTTGTGTTTGGATGAATTGCAGACGATACAAAACCGAAGCGGTTTCGATGATATTATTTATTCATTGTGTGAAGGGTCAGGGAAAACAAGGGGAGCGAGAAACGGCGGTCTGCGGAGTTCGCCATCATGGAACAATGCTATCATTACCACGGGAGAAATGCCCATAATTGGATCAGGTAGCAAGGCGGGAGCCATGAACCGGGTGCTTGAAATTGAGTGCAAAGGCGCGTTGTTGCCGAACGCCAAGAACATTCACAGAACGATTATTTCAAATTATGGGTATGCTGGGAAATTATTTATTGATGCGTTAGCAGATTCGGAAACGTTGGAAGAGATAGAGCAAGAGCAACAAAAGATATTTGAAATGTTGGTTGAAAAGGGAACGGACAAACAGGCTTTAAGTGCTTCGGTTTTGTTGGCGGCAGATCACGCCGCAGAACGGATCATTTTCCATGATGGGGTTGTTTTGTCAGAATCGGATATAATGCCTTTTGTAAAGTCTGAAGATGATGTTGATTCTGGACGGAGGGCACACGAATATCTCCTTGAGTGGATTGCTGAAAATCGGTCGGGGTTTGTGGTAGATGATGATTTGGACGGAGTGCGAAACCGGACTATATTCGGATGTGTTGAGACGGACAAAGAGACAGGACACGCGAAAACGGTCTGGATCATTGGAAAAAGTTTCAATCAGGCGTTGATTGACGGAGGATTTTCTCCTGACAGCTATTTATCATGGGCGCAAGGTGAAAACCTCATACAAATGGCAGGAAGTCAGAAAAAGATTGTGAAACGGATACCGGGAACTGGTGTTACTGCGCGGTGCGTGTGCGTTTTATTGGATGCAACGAAAGAATCCCAAGAAAAGTGGGGAAAGATAGTCCAAGATGTGGATTTGCCTTGGTGAACGACAAAAGCGGCACAAAAAGTGCCGTTTTTTTGCGTTTTCTATGGCTGTTTTTTGGCAAATCAATTTCTTGCCGTTTATCTTTCGTTTTCTGGCCTGTCGTTTTTCGGATGAGTATTTGTTCATCCAACGTTCTATCTCAAATCTTGCCGTCTCAGCGTGGTAAAAATCTTTGACATTCTCGACAATGTTTAGAACGGTCAGAATTTTTGACGAAATTCACATGAAAATTTTCAGAAAAATTTGTTGACACATTTGCCAATAGGTGGTACTATTCACACCGTAGCCGGGGCGGTTACGGAACGATAAGAGCGGAGGAGCGGACAATGACAGTTGATAAATTGAAGGAAAAGCTAAACACGTTGGAGGATGTGCTTTGTTATAAAAGGTGGTCACAGAAAGCCACCAGAGAGTGGTTAAACATGATTGACGAAATCAAAAGACAGATTAAGGAAATGGAGGGTTGAACGATGACAACGGTTGAACGGGTGCGAATGCATATCCAGATCGAACGGGAAAACAAGCGCAAGCTGGAAGAATGGAAACGGAAGGAGGGAAGAAAATGATTCAGAAGTTAAGTTTCAGAAATAGAAAGGTTTGGGAGCGCAACGGAAACCATTATCACCTTATCGGAACCGAAGTGAATGTTTATCAGTGGAACAGCGGCAAAAACGCCAATTTCCTTGTGACCAGTGGATACAGAAATTCCAATCATGTTGAGCGGAGTTTCCCGAAAAGCGAAACGGCAAAAGAGGATGCTATCCGGTTTGCTTTATCGCTGGCGTAATGGAAGAAAGCTGTCCTATCAGGCTATACGGGGAGAAAGCGGAAATTTAAAATGTTGCGGTATGGAATACCAAAAGTTGAGCAGGAAAGGCGAATCTGTTTCAATTGCGAACATTGGACAAAAGACGAAAGACCTAAAAGCGGTTGGGGAAATTGTGCGGTAGCGTTGAACAATGGTTTATTTAAGAATCATACAAGCCATGGTTCATATGTTGCGCGGCACACAAACAGCAGATATTATAATCAAACGGGTTGCAAAATTAGATTTAAAAGGAGAGCGGAAAAATGATTAGCCCTATTTTCTGGATTGCTTCGGGAGAATATGCCTTCCAGCGCGTTGGTTCGGTGTTTCGGGTGTATGATCGGAACGGGGAATTTTTGACGGAGTTCGACAATTTCTTTACTATGTGTGATTGGATCACGGACAACGAACACGGAAAGCACGAAAAAGGAAAGGAGGTGAAACGGGAATGAATGAACTTGTTGCAGTATTGGAAGATATCAGATTTAACCTGTCCTTGATTTTTATTTGTCTTGCATTGATGCTTATTTTTAAGAAAATGGGGTAATGACATAAACAATGAATGTCGGTGGAGTTGGAATGATTAATGTTGAAAGGAATGTAAAAGAATGAGCATGGAAAAATACACGCCGGAACAGTTTGCCCGGAGTTTGTATCTGCGGGGATATATGGGAAGGAAAAAGGCGGCAGAATATGTTTCTGATCACCCAAAGGAAGTTTGGTTAGAGTCGGATTTTGAAAAGGTTTATGATGATATAAACCGGGAGCCAATGAGAAGTAAGCCGATAAAGGGGTTGAGTACAAACGGAAAAAATTTATTTGCACCGGAAAGCATGAAATAATTTCAGATGTAAAAGCCGCCGAAAGGCGGTTTTTTTATGTGGTTGTTTATCGTTTGTTTGACATTGTGCAAACATTGTGCTAACATTGATTGCGGAGGTGATGCTGATTGTCTGCGGTTTTCGGTTTTCGATTACCTGATGATTTGCGGCAGTATTTGCAACGAAAAGCGGAGCAGTACAGAACAACAATAAGCCATTATTTAATTATGTTAATTTTGCGTGACATGCGTAATGAAAGAGGGGAGAACATTAATGCCAAAAAAATTTGATTTTGCAATCATTGGTGCTGGATTAGCTGGAGCAGTATTGGCGCGAGAATTGCAAGATGCAGGAGCGTCTGTCATAATGTTCGAGCGGCGTAAACATACTGGCGGAAACTTGTATTCACCAAAAGAACACGACATTCCGGTACACAAATACGGTGCTCATATTTTTCATACGAATAGTCAAAAGATATGGAATTATATACAAAAGTTTGTAAAAATAAACAATTTCACACATGCACCAATAGCGCAGTATAAAAACGAAATTTACAACTTGCCAATTAATATGAACACGTTTTATCAGTTGTTCGGAGCGAAAACGCCGAATGAAGCCAAAAGAGCGGTCGAAAGCGATTGCATTCCATGCGAAAACCCACAAAATTTTGAAAATTGGATTTTATCAACAGCAGGGCAAACGATTTATACAAAATTGATTAAGGGATATACTGAAAAACAATGGGGAAAATCATGTAGCGAATTGCCAGTTTCAATTATAAAGCGAATTCCAATTCGTTATACATTCAACAATTCATATTTCAATGACAAGTGGCAAGGCATCCCGGTTGATGGGTACAATCCGCTTATTGATTCTTTGATTGGTAGTGCTCCCGTAATATTAAATTGTGATTTTAATCAAAATCGGGATAGCATAAAAAAAATTGCGGCGCGTATTATTTATACAGGTTCTATTGATTCGTTGTTTGATGATGATAATCGAGTTCTTGAATACCGAAGCCTTGTTTTTACGCACAAAACAATTGAACAAAATGATGTACAAGGTTCTGCTGTCAGGAATTACACAGATAACGAAACGATTCAAACAAGAACAATAGAACATAAGCATTTTATTGGTGGCGATGATAAACCATTTACCATTGTTTCATATGAAGTACCATGTTTATATGTATTCGGAGAGAATGAGCCATATTATCCGATTGAGACAGATACAAACAGAAATGTCTATAACGAATTGCGAAAACGCGCAGAAGATGAAGGATATATTTTGTGTGGTCGTTTAGCTGAGTATAAATATTTAGACATGGACGATACTATTATTAATGCATTGCAAGTTGTTAATAAAATTTTGCGCGATGGGGTGATTGCATGAAAATTGATAAGGAATTGTGGTTATTGTTTGTGCAATGTAGTAACGGCACAAAAAATTGTCAGAGTTGCAAGTATAACACTCAGCGGTTGGACGGTTATTGCTGTTCGTTGGTTGACGGATTAGAGAAGAAATTGGAGGTTACCAAAAATGGAAAATCTGAAAATTGAGTATTTGCCCGTTGATTCGTTGAAGCCGTATAGCAAAAACGCTCGGAAACATTCGGAAAAGGATATACAAGCAATTTGCAATAGTATTGAAGAATTTCAGTTCTTAGACCCGATTGGCATTTGGTCGGATAAAAATATTATCGTAGAGGGACACGGGCGGCTATTGGCGGCTAAACGCCTTGGAATGGATTCTGTGCCGTGTATTCGGTTGGATCATTTGACGGATGAGCAGCGGAAAGCTTACGCGCTGGCGCACAACAAAACAGCGGAACTTTCAAAATGGTTTGACGAATTGCTCCAGTCGGAATTGGCAGATATTGAAGATATAGATATGGAGCTTTTCGGCTTTGATCTTGATTCGGTCACAGAAAAGGAAGAGGAACCCGGAGAAGTACCTTTTACAGAGGAATTATTACTCAGCCATAATTATATTGTTTTGTATTTTGATAATGAATTTGATTGGAACGTTGCACAAGAAAAATTTGGTTTGCAGAAGGTAAAGGATTTGATTCCTCGAAAAGGACAGCCTACAGGGATCGGAAGAGTTATTGACGGAAAGAAGGTGCTTGAATGGCTGAATTGAATATCATGATTCGGAGTTACAAGCGGCCTAACGCTTTGATCGGATATGATTATTTCAAGTCTGCAAAATATGTTATTCCAGAAAGCCAATGGAAAGATTATACAGATGGGAAAGACAAAAAACGGTTTATTGCAATTCCTGATTCGGAGGACGGGAACACAGCCAGAAAAAGCAATTGGATATTAAAAAACATTCCAAGACCCTTGATTATTCTTGATGATGATGTCGATAAGCTCACCATGTGTGAGGGCGGGGAATATTTTAAAGAGCATGGACGGGCTAAACAGCAGATTCCGCTCACACCAGAACAGGCCGAAAGCGTTTTTATTCAAGCGGCAAATCTCGCTTATGAGTGGGGTTGCCCGTTGTTTGGGTTTAATTTAAACACAGACGGCAGGAATTATCAGCAATATAAACCTTTTTCGCTTACTCAGCCAGTCCTTGGGCCTTGTTGCGGACATTTGGATCATGATCTACTTTATGATGAAAAGATGTTTTTGAAAGATGATTATGATATAAGTATTCAAGCATTGAACAAGTACAGAAAAATTCTCCGCATGAACAAGTACGCAGTAAATGCTCTCCACGGCAATGATGGAAATTCCGGCGGTACTGTTTCAATGCGAACATTGGAACGTGAAAAAGCGGCTTGTAAAGCAATTGAAAAAAAGTGGGGAACACACATTATCCATTACAAGTTAGACGGAACATATACTGATCTGTTAAATGGCAGAGTGAATATTCCTATAAATGGGGTGTGATGAATGAGAGAATATAATACTCAAAATTTGGTCATGGGTGGAGAAGCTCATGCATTAACCGCCGAAGAAGCGTCCAAGGGTGGCAAGGCATCAGTTGAAGCGCGGAGAAAGAAACGGGATCTCCGTGCGGCGTTGGAGCTTTTGCTTGAGCGCGAGACAAAGGATAAAAACGGCGTAAAGGTAACAGGGGCGCAAGCGTTGACGGCGCGGCTTTACGCTGAAGCTCTGAAGGGGAACGTGAAAGCTTTTGAGGTGTTGCGGGATACTGTCGGACAGAAACCCGTTGAAAAGGTTGTTGTTGCGGATGTTGACCAAAGCGTAATTGATGAAGTAGAAAAGGCGGTGTTTGAAAAATGATCATGTGCGAAATGGACAACGGAAAACGGGTTTTGCTTAACGAAAATACTATTTGTTGTGTAGTGGAATCCAGACCATATCATTGTACTGTTTACACTACGGACGGAGAAACAACAATTGTTAAGTGCAGTTTAGAAGAATTATATCTCAAGTTTCAGGCTGAAAGAAAATGAATAGGAAACAGGCAGTTGATTTTCTTTTAACCCGTCCCGCAGATTTCGCCAGAATGTTGGGATTTACTAAGCTCGGAGATATCCACAATCGTTGGATTGTTGACATGGTGAGAGGGAAAGAGGACAAAACGCTACAAGCGAGCCGTGGAACGTACAAAACAACTTGCGTTTCGGTTGCGTTGGCGTTGATAAATATCCTTTTGCCCAATATGCGTGTTCTGTTTATGCGGAAGACAGATGATGATGTAAAGGAAGTTATCAAACAGGTTTCAAAAATCCTCAAAGATCCACGAACACAATATTTAGTCAAATGCATTTACGGAATTGATTTGGCGTTGACGGTGCAATCAGCTACGGAAATCAACACAAATTTGTCTGCTGACAACAAAGGAACCAGCCAGCTTATTGGTTTGGGTATGGGATCATCCATTACTGGTAAGCATTTTGACAGGATATTCACAGATGATATAGTGAACGTTCAAGACCGTATTAGCAAAGCAGAAAGGGATAGAACAAAAACTATATATCAGGAATTACAGAATATAAAGAACAGGGGCGGCAGGATATTTAACACAGGTACTCCGTGGCATAAAGAAGATTGCTTTACAATCATGCCAACCGCTGAACGGTTTGATTGTTACCATCCAGAGATTCAGAAAATCATATCAAAGCAGGAACTTGAAGAAATTCGGTTGAAAATATCTCCTTCCTTGTTCGCGGCAAACTATGAATTGCGTCATATAGCGGCAGAAAATGCGCTATTTGATTCTTCACCGCAGTTTTTCGACAATGCGGAGTTGTTGCGAGACGGGATTGCTCATATTGATGCGGCCTACGGCGGGGAAGATTATACCGCATTTACTTGTGGTAAAAGATCGGGAGATATTCTTTACTTATATGGGCGAATGTGGCATAATCATGTTGATACTGTTCTTGACGGTATTCTCGCGGATTCTGAGCGGTTGCAATGCGCCCCGGTATATTGTGAAGACAACGCCGACAAAGGGTTCCTTGCAAAGGAAATCCGGCAAAAAAAGCCGAGCTTGCCTGTGCGCGGATATCATGAGAAGGAAAACAAGTACCAGAAAATATCTGAGTATTTGCGGAAATGGTGGCCTAATATTCGGTGGTTGGAAGGAACAGACCCGGATTATCTCGCTCAGATCATGGATTATACCGAAGACGCAGAACACGACGACGCTCCAGATTCGGCGG